ACCTGTTGATGAGTCATAAGCCCCACCTGTGAAACCATCACCGTCTGTGCCGTCTGCACCTGTAGGTATTGTAAGAACCCCCGTTGCCGCATCATAGTTTGCGGTTGATCCCGCCGCACCAGTGGCTACTGTAAGACTTAAAATACTTGATGCGGAGTTACTGGCGCGTGATGCGTGTCCTGCGGCATCAGCCACATACCCATCAACTGTCGTCTGCTCTGGAGAGCCACGGTAGAAACTGGATGTAGAGTCCGTCTCTGTTACCGCTGTCTCGTTGATTGTGTCTTCAGTAGCGTCAGTTGAACCAACAACTGTGTCTTCTGGATTGTTCTTAAAGAACCCGCCCATATCAGTACCCGATGTTTACTTGTGGAGTTGAGCCTGCAACCTCTGACTCTCGCGTATGTTTAACTATTCGCGCAACGGCTTTCTGGTATCCCGTCTCCCAACGGCTACCGTCTGAGCCTAAGAAGTTTGACGCTTCAGCTAATGAGGCATACAGATATACCTCTGGAGCCATTGTCAGCATTGCATTGGTCTGCGTGTCAGAAGTTAAACGACCTACATCGTAGTAATAAATCATTCGTGCTTCGTTGGCAGATGTTGTGCCTGAAGTTGGAAAGAACTTGAGCCTGTATGTTTCTCTAGCAAAACAAGTGGGAACTGCTGAGTGGGCTTCAAAGCTGTGAATTTGAGATAGCGATACACGCTCTAGGGGGTTGTAGTTCCAGAAGACATCTTTAGCTTCTAGGAAATCACTTGGGAGAGTTGCGTAGCCTTCACTGTTCACACTTAACAAGATTGTCTTCTCGTTAGTTGGTGTGCGTAGTTCGTGAAGTATTCTGCTCTCCGCAAGTTCAATAAATTCTGGTATTTCGGCTGTCAGATCAGTTCTGTTCAACCAGTTAGCTATTGCGGCTTTTAAACCGTCATAAGTTGCAATACTCATAGTCTGCCACCGCCTGTACGCAAGTAAGCGTATTCAGGAGAGTTGAGTTTTTTCTTCATGCGTTTGAGGTCTTCTTTGTTAGGAGCCATGACGTTAATGCCTTCTTTCATCCACTCCAAAACAACAATGTCTGGTATACAGGCAACACGCTCCATATCGCCCATGCGTCTGCTTTCTGACTCTTCTCTGGCTCTTTTGTTACGCTCAAGAATACCTGACACATCTTGCGTGTGAGCAATAACCAGTTTGTCTTCATTCTGGTCGTGATGGACTATTTCTTTCATTTCGTCTGACATCGTGTACCTCAACAAAAAAGTAAAAGGATGGCTCCGAAGAGCCACCCAGTTTTATTACTACTAAGCGTTAAGATCAGTGATAAGACCTGAAGCCTTGTCGTTTTCACAAACAAGAGTTTGCTCAGTAAGCATTTGACGCTTGTCACTGTCGCCTGTCTTAGCAAGTACGATAGTTTGCATAGGACGTAGAACAGCGCGTGACCAGTATTCCGTGTCAAGAACCAAACAGTCAGAAGACTTGAGGAATCTGTTAGGAACTACTGCACACTCTCCGAAGGGGCTGACATATAAATCCACAGCATTGACAAGTTTTGTACCTGTGTCGAAATCACGAGTACGACCCGCTGAAGCGGCAAAACCCGCAATGTTTACAGCGTGTGATGGGGTTACTTGGATTTGGTTAGGTTCACCGCCTGCCGTGTAAACTTTCTCTAAAACGTCCATCAACAAATCTTCACCCGCAGTGTCAGTAGCGCCGTTTAAGAAATCACGACCTGAGCCACCGTTAGCGTTTGTGACTGATGAATCAATTTGGTTTTGAGCAGAAGTCAGAGTACGGGCGGCGGGACTAGCACCGCTTGCGCCTGCACCGCCTGCTTGGTTTGCACCAACAAAAGCGTGTTCGATGTCACGGCGCATTTCCTTACCTTTCTTAGCGATTTGGTATTGGAGTTCTGAACCACGACCATACTTTTCAACAACGTCAGCAGTACCTGAAGTTTGTACAACCTTAGAGAAAATCTGAGTGTGAGCAGATTTCAACTCAGTAGTATCAGCGGATGCATTGCCTGCGTCTGCTCCCTCAAGAACAGCATTGTCTCCCACTTGAGCCAATTCGTCTTGTTGCCACTGATGCAAAACAGCAGAAGCTGTGCTAGTGCCGATAGTAGAAGTGAATGGGGTTAGAGTAGGAGAGATGTCGTAGATGATGTCTTCGATGTCTTCCTTTTTACCTACCTGATCGTAGGTTTTGTAAGTACCAGTTACGTTAGCCATTTTAAAAATTCCTTAAAATTAAGTTCGAGATAAGAGGGCTTGAACGGCATCATCCATTGAACCAGACTTTTTAAGACGATCACGCGCTTTGCGATAGTTGTCTTTCTTGCCTAAATCTTTGGGTTCTGCTTTCTTGCCCGACAAAGTTTTCTTGGGAGTCGCTTTTACTTTCTTTTGCGTCTCTTTCTTAGCCCGATCAAATTGCATAGCTTTGTACAGTGCCGTAACTAGGCGGTGGTCATGCACATCATTAAACTCTTTAGTGCCTACACCCAATGTCTCTTTTGCGTACTCACCAATAGAGTAATAAAGGTCATTGTTCCAGTTAGGTATCGTAGATTTGAGTACAGTCAAACTTTCTTTTGCTTTCTCAGCTAATTCAGTCTGTTGCTGTTGGTCAGACCGCTGTTGGTGTGCGTCAGCTTGGGACTTTATAAAGTTGTAAGTCTGTTGGCTTTGCTCGTATACAGCCTTCGCTTGCTTATATTGATCTGGATTTTCTACTGCGGCGCGTTCCCAATCTACGTTAGTAAAACGTGAGACATCGGCTCCTGCGGCAGTCAAGAGGGCGCTAAGAGTGGATTCGTAAGTGGCTGTTTGTTCTTCAGCTTGCTTACGCTGTTCGGCAACAGCTTGCGTCTTCTTGGTGTAATCGGATTGCCTCATATAACCAAGTTTTATCTCATCAACTGACAGCTTCTCACCATCAACTTCAAGATAACCTTCGGTTAGTATTTCAGGGTCGCTTTCAGATTCTTCATCAGTTTCTTCGGTTGGGTCTTCGACCTCCTCAGTTACTTCAGCTTCTTCTTCAAACTCATCCTGTGACTCTTCGATCACTTCGTCAGTAGTTTCAGCATCATGCTCTGCCTCTACTACATCTTGCTCTTCTTTTGGCTCTTCGGTTTGGTCTTCAGGGGACTCCAGTACAGCCGTCAGTCTAGCGATAATATCGTTGTTATCGACTACAGTTGAGTCCGTACTTGCGGTTTGCTCTTCTGACATCAGATATTTCTCCTATTTTACACTTCTTTTTGTTGTTTTGCCAACTCGAAGTTGTTTATCAGCCCAGCAAATTGTTGTACAAACATTTGCCCTGCCTTAAACATCGAGTACAGGCGTTCACGTTCTTTTTCCGCTTCTGGTGGCGTTGCCATAATCTGCTCAATAATCTGACGATTCATTTCTTCAAACGCCTTATTGAACACCGCACTGTTTAACATCTCAGTTGCGGCTTGTGCATCTTTAGCCATATCTCCAAAATCTTGCTCACTCATTTTAAACTCCACTATGTGGTTAGTTTTTGTCTTCTACGACCTGTCCGTTTCTTAGTAGAAACTTTCAGTGTCACCGTTTCTTTTTTCGACTTTTGACTTTTAGACTGTGCATACGCTTGGTAAAAATCTTTAGCATTTTTATTTAATTGATCTTTTCGCTCTTTTATCTTTTTTAGATAGGCGTAGATCGCTAGTGAATCATCCATTTATCATCCTATTGATACGTTGCGTTTTTGTTGTTTCTCAACCTCTAACTCTTTAACATCCATATCGATGTCGTGGTTTTGCTTTTCAACGTCCATTAGAAGTCTGCTGTCTTTCTCTTCCTCAACGTGTTCTTGCTTCTGAGTCTCAAACACCATTCGCTGATGCTCTTTCAACACATCCAACTCAAGCTGACCTTCCATAACTGCAACCTGTCTCGCAGTGATGTCCGCATTGAACTCAGCCTGCTGTTGAGCCTGCAACTTAGCTTCTTGTTCAGCCTGCTGTTGCGCCTGCTGTTGTTGCTGTTGCATTTGCTGAAACTGTGGACTGTTGGGATCAAACAAGAACGTGTCACTCGCCTTGATGTTGAGCAACTCAAAGGCTCTACTGAGCATTGCGTGACGTTGTGGTGCGCCATACATACCACCCAACGATGGGTCTTGTGGATTCATTGTGAATTGAGAATCTAGGCTTAACAGCATTTGAGCCTCTTGCGCCTGCTCTTCAGGTGTAAGGGCTACCGCTACCGACATCTCTGAGCGTGAACCCATCATTGATGGATTTACTGGGATAAACTGACCATCCAACTCGATTAGCTTGTCCTGACTCTCGTTCTCAATCGCCAACTCATAAATGTCGTGCATTAGCGGTTTGAGGAAGTTTTCAGCCAGATTACGCGCCATCACCATAATTCTGCGGTTTGAAGCATTCATAAACTGGGTAATAAGATCGGAACTGTTCTGCTTACTAACAACGGTGCTGTCCATGCCCCGCGCCATACGGCTCATACCACTTCGCGCTTCTTTCTCAGTTTCTAGGTTCTCAATCGCTTGGAAGACTGTGCCTGAGAGGTTAGGCATTGGCATTGGTCGTACAACAGACTCAGGGTTAGGACTGTTAACATCAATCACCGCCCCTACTCTGTTATCTAATAGGTCGCGTGGGTTCTTAACCAACGACAGGTTAGCTACAAAGCGAGAGGTGTTAGTCATAAACGTATGGTCTACAACGCCTCGCTTCAAGCTAGACTGTGTTTTCTGGATGTCGAACAATACTTCTGCAAGGCTCATCCCGTGGAAGCGGTGAGGTAATGGGAACGGCGTAAAATAACGGAACGGTTTTGAACTGACGATCTCTACATCCAACAAGGCTCTGCGGCTGTGAAGCACTTTCAGGATTACACACTTCTGTAAGTCTTCACGATACTTCTTCAAGTACGATTCATAGACAGTTACATAACCACGGTCATGGTCGCCGTCCGCATCGTCATCGTGTCTGTACCCATCTACAGAATCACGACCTAGCGATCCATCTTCATGCAGACCACGATCTTCATCTAACTTATCTACTAACTCTTGCGAGTACCCTTCGGCTAACAACTCACCTCGCGTTCTGCTTGTGCGGTGCGAACAGAAATCAGCATCGTCTTCATCAGTCGCACGAGGGGTAACTAGGAAATCTTCAGGTGGGATAACTTCTATACAGATTTTACTCTTATCAATCTTACGAACAATCTCACCGCTGTACGTCAGCTGAGGCACATCAACAATCTGACCTGTCTGCGGGTCTTGTATCTGCCCCATCTGTTGGTTCTCAGCGTATTCAGTCAGCGTCACATTCGGGTCTGAAGCAATCATGTTGAAACTGGCTTCATCTATACCCTCAAATGTTTCTTCCTCATACTCGTAATAGTCTTTGTAGTATCTCTTGACGATACCCGTCTTAGCGATCAGTGCATCATGGATCACATCGTGCAGAATTTTTGAGCCTTTGTTTTCTCGATAGAAGATGTAGTTAGCGAGTGCCGTTGCCATCTTAGCAGGC